AGAGCAGCAGAGCTCCACTTAAATTTGATAGTGGCACTGCTGACGCCTATACACCTCCTGCCAAAGCTCAAGCTGTAAGAGATCAGTCTACAGCAGCCAGTGGAGGAACAGGAGCAAGTCCAAGTAGCGTACCTAACCCATCAGCATATGATATTGTGAAAGAATACCAAGTGTATTTCCTAAACAGATCTGCTATCGAGACTATGGCCTAAAAAAAGAGGTGGTAGGAGAAATCCTACCACCCCAGTCTCACTCGCGGCGGGCGAGTATGGGTATTAATCGTCTTCAGCAAGACCCTTAAAGAACGCAAGATCGTCATCATCGTCGTCAGCTGCAGCAAATGCTTGAGCTGGAGCCGATGCAGGTGCCTTAGCCTCAGAGGCTGGAGGCGACCAAGGAAGATCTTCATCTTCTTGAACACTACGCTGGGACGGTGCGCTCGAGACATTCCCAAGAGCCTTATCAAGGCGCTTCTTCAACTCATCATAAGACTTGAAGTTCTTAGGAGCAAGAAGTTCCTGCAGAGAGTACTCTGACTTCCAGGTTGCTTCCATCTTATCATCGTCATCAAACAGCGGACCAGCAGGTTCAAATTCAGACTTGTCGTAGTTGGTATAACCTTCTACCTTACGAATCTTCAACTTGAAGTTAGCACCGGCCCAAAGGTCGAATGGATTGATAGGGGATTCGTCTTCGAACTGAGGATTCATCTGCTCATTCAGCTTGTCGAAGATCTTCTTACCATAGCGGAAGAGGAAGACTTTACCTTCGTTAGCTGGATTAGCGGGATCCTTAACGACATAGACGTTCGAGTAGTAGTTAAGCTGACGCTTCTGCTTACGAACGGTTTCCTTGTCCTTATCAAGACCAGAGTTCCAAAGCTGCGAGTTCAGCTCACCGATTGGATCCTGTTGACCAAGAGTGGTAAGCGAATTCTCGATATACCAGCCACCATTGCCTTTAAAGCCATGTGACCAAATACGAACGAAAGGAACATCCTCACCACCAGGGGCAGGAAGGAAACGAATGACAGCGTATCCATTACCAGACTTATCGGTCTGGCACTTCCACATGCGATCATCATCGCTACGGTCATTGGTGTTGGAATTGAGTTTGGAAAGCTCTTGATTGAGCTTCTCGAAGCTATTCGACGACGAACGCTTCATTTCAGAAAAAGAAAATGACATATAATTATCTCCGTGTTTTACATATGGTTTCGTATATTATCGTATGATGAAGCTATGCTTCAGCTCTATTTATCTCTAATACATCCTTGACTAGAGATTTTAGTTTCTTTTTATCATACTTTAGGAAGGGTTGATAATTGATACACTTGGACCTAATACTAGGCCAGATAACAGTATCAGTTACCCTTTTATCCCATATAGGGAAGAAAGACAACAGTTGATTGAGAATAGTTAAAGTCTCAATCGAGATCTTGCCTTGTTTGTAAAGAGTAAGCAGCTTAGGATGCTGCCCATCTTTACATTTGAAGTAGGACAGGAAGTCCTCTTCGATACTGCTTAGCTCTTGGGCGAACCTGTACGAGATAGATTCACTCCGAGCGAGCCAGTCAGTAAAATGCTGTTCGGATCGCTCCGAAAAGAGATCTCCGACCCACTTGGAGGTGTCGGAAGAGATAAAGTTAGCGACGAGGAAGTTGACGGGGTCTCTGTGCTTTGCGAGCTTTTGGAACTGGTACTTGTCTCGTCTACGATTGAAGGATTCTTGGTTTGCATTGGTTTTTCCATTATATTTAAAGAAATCATAAGATGGTTGGGTGAAGTGCATCTTCACTGCCATGTATAACTTATAAGCTTCAAAAGGGGTCATAATATCTCAAATAGGTAGCTTGGCAGTCTTTGGCAGAAAATTCAGCGCTTCACCCTCCGTCTGTATGTGGGACTTGATCCTCTGATTGCTCCGGATCATCGATGCTGCGGTTTCTACTTCAATATCGTTCTTTTCGCAGAAAAAGACAACAGCATCCATGTAATTTAAGTTGTGTGTATTAACTAACACCTCAACTTCTTTGTAGAATCTCTCGGTCGATAATGCCTTAGCAAACTTTAGTTCATCCACAATAAATCATCCTCTATAAAAAATATGCGCACCAATCTTAGTTGTACGATCAAAGACTCTGCCCCATGATGGGCTCACGTAGTCTGCGTGGTAAAACTTTGCACCCTTTGTTACGTCACCGTAATTTCCGAGATACACATGTTCAGCGATTTCCTTTGCCTTTGCAAAAGCAACAGTATCACGAACTCGCTTTCCTCCCTCACACTTCCATGAAAATTGGCATACGCGCGCAGTTCTCTGATTGATCACTCCACATGGTGTGCTTGGGAAACGTTTATCATTTGCACGGTTCATAACTACATTGTTTACCGCGATCCGTCCTTTGACGGGTTCATGACCTGCTTCGAAGTATGTGTTCGTGGCCATGCATTGGATTTGTTGTTTGTCAAACTTGCTTAAGTAAACAGGTTGCTTGACAATTACTTCTTTTTCTATTACCTGAATCACTGGGACCTTTACGATCTTTACTTCAGGTTCTTTGGTTGGAGTAGCTAAAGCCACGCCTGTTACTGCAACAACACCTATCACAAAGCCTTCTGCCCAGCGTAGGTATGGGAAATCTTTTCTGTTTTCGAAAAGTTTCATGTTTGTCCTCTTAGTCTCAATGACTTTGGCAGACAGAGACTACATTACAGGCATCCCAGCCATATAGTTTTCTGTCGCTATGAGAAGATACACAATAGAATAACGAAGCATCTTCCATCCATTTCCCTCTTACTGGAAATGCAAAATCATTAGTGTTTTCGTCGGTGGCACCCGAATGATGCCGCTTTCTAGCCATCTAAGACTTGAAGTTTTTGTAAGAGTCAATGGAGGGTGTCAGTCCTCCGTAGTAATCGTAGTATTTATAAAGTTGAAAGCCGTGAGTACGATGAACGGTGTATAATACACGATAGATGTACCTGTAAGTTTCCTTCCACTGTATCTATAATATAGTACAAATACAGTGGAAGGTCAACAGTTTATTTACTTTTTATTGACAAATTCTTTCAGCTTCTCTGCTTCCAAGAGAATTTCTTCAGTAGTTGGATATGTAGGAACTTCTGTAAGAACTTCGTTCTTAATAGCTGCATTGTTGCTAGCTCTGGACCACTCGGTGTGGAATTTTTGCTCTGCTCTAGCATTTGCGAGCTTTAGAGCTTCCATACGAAGCAGGTATGGGGTATCATTAGTCATAGGTATTTCCTTTGTGTAATGTGTGTACGCCCTTAGTGGGCATTGTATTTATACGAAAGGAAGTGGTAGGATTCTGTTTTTATAAATGTCTGACTCGCATAAAGGGCAGCGAAGACCTCATACTGAAGAAGCTAAAAGAAAAATATCCGAAGCTCGACGTAAAAGAGTGCTGGTTGATTCTGTTTCAAAGCTCAACCAGCAAAGCTCATGTTAGATTAGGCAGCTAGTGCGTAATTAACAATATCGTTATCATTAGATGCGACATTTAGTTTTTATGATCGTTCTCGATCAACGAATCAGTCTCGAACCGCCCTATTACACGAAAATCGAATTCCAATGTCACCCCCATCATAGATACACTAACTTGGTTATATGAGGTCTTTGAAGTTATCTCTTGATCCTTTCGGACTGCACTCAAAGGCTAGTGTATCTATGGTGGAGGTGGAGGGAGTCGAACCCTCGTCTTTCCGCCTTTACTGTTGATTGTCATCAACTGATATACTATATATCATACCTTTGACCTCAAAAGTCAACGGCTTATTATTTTATTTCGTATGTTCTCCAAATTCCCAGTAATCCTTGCCATTCTTAGTGACAAAGAAGATCTTGGTTCGCTTCTTCTCTGGTGTGCCAGGATCGTCGAGAACAGAATGGTCAGCAAGCATCTCTTCGATTGTGAAGGGCATCAGAGCCATCTTCTCATCGTTTGTCTTGATCCAACCATTGTTGGTAGAGATAATATAGGTGTTCATTATTGCACCTCCAGCCACTGCTTGATGGAACCATACTTAAGGTTGTAAGCCCACTCGAGACGCTCATACCCGTAGAACTTCATGTCCTCGAGCTCACCATCAGCATCGGCGATAATCTCTATCGCACGGACGCGATCGGTGCCCTGGACGAGCTGCATCGTCTCATCGATGCGAGCAATAAACTTAGTGAAGTTACGAGCGTTGATCTCGGCTTCTTCAGTTTCCTGAACGGCAAGCTGCTTCACCAGGCGCTCGAAGTCAGCATCAAACTCTTCGGTCGATTCAAACCGGGCGTAACGAGGGCGGAAACCATGCACGTCCTTGTACAGGTCAGAGTAGATGTCGCCATCGCGCGAGTTGGTGGCGGTGTTGATGTCAGAAAGAGTAAGCATGGTGTCGTCCTTTTCGCTCTTGATACCCTCTTATAGGACATTTTCACAAAAAGGTCAACAGTTATTTTCAAAAAAAGTTTGGTAGTCCTGGAGTGATTCGAACACTCATCAACCCCTAATCTGGGCTCCGGGATATAAATCCGGTCGTTTTACCATTAAACTACAGGACCGTGGTAGGGATGGTGGGACTCGAACCCACACTGTGCGAATTTTAAGTCCGCTGACTCTAACCGATTGGCCTACATCCCCACATTGGTACCCGTTGTAGGTTACGCTCCTACCACCTTCTGGATGTCGACCAGATACTCTACTAATGAGCTAAACGGGCATTGTAATCTGGTGCTTCCACCGAGAATTGAACTCAGAATTCAGTCTTACCAAGACCGCGTTATACCACTTAACTATGAAAGCAATGCGATAATTTGCTTGATAATATCAAACGCAAGCCAACCAACCACAAACCAGCTAAGTGCAGCTGACTTAGTAGCTCGTCCATTACTAACATCGTTTATGCCGAAATAAAGATTGAGTGCAAAGAGAATTAAACCAAAAATTAACCAACCCATGATATACTCCTTTAATGGCGGAACGTCAGGGAGTCGAACCCTGTCAACCCATTACAGGTTGTACGCATTAGCAGTGCGTTGCATTACCGTCCTGCCCACGTTCCTAAAAAAAAATGGTGGACCCTGCTGGATTCGAACCAGCGACCTACTGATTAAAAGTCAGTTGCTCTACCGACTGAGCTAAGGGTCCTAAAATTCCCAATACTTTTAAAAAGTAGAAGTATTGAGAATTAGTTGGAGGAAGCGGTGGGATTCGAACCCACGGTACCTTTCGGTACGCTGGTTTTCAAGACCAGATCAATCGACCGCTCTGACACACTTCCGTAAAAAATAGGCTCTACCCATGTAG